AAGTTGTTTTGAAATAACACCTTGTGGAAATATAGATTCTTTTCTATAAGCAAATGCTTCAGCAATATCAGTTGGCTTTTGTGATATACGCAACTGATACTGTTCCGCACCTAATTCAGATTTCCATTTCTTTCTCTCTTCATATATAGCTTGTAAAGCTTGTTCAACTAAAGAGTTACCGTATTTATCAATATACGGTGGCATAGAATGTTGCTCTGGTATAAATAAACCAGCCATTCCTATTGTACCATCTTTATCTATAAGGTCAGTTTCAACAGCATATATGTCATTATTCTGAGGATTCATAACCATATCTTTTAATGGCTCACATTGATCCAAATCCCCCACTGATCCAGCAGCAATAAACATCCCTGTAGTAACCATACCAGAAGACATTGCAGGACGTAAGTATTCATAAGTCTGCATCATCTTTGGTGCAATACCAGCCTCCTCATGAAAGAAATAAGTTGTTGGTCCCCCTACACCTGTTGTTGGGTTTTTTTCAAAAGAAGCGCCTTGTATTTTAGATTTAAGCCCTCTTGATGTTTTTCTATTACCAACTTTAACTTCAATTTGTTGTTGCCATAATAAAACCTTTTCCGGGTTACTGGGTCTGTACCAAGCAGTATGCTCATTTAAAAATGTTTTATATTCATCTAAGAACTTCCATGAACCTTTGTCATTAATGTAATCTTTTAATGAGGCACCTATTTTACATGTACTACCTTCTTCAAACCAATAGGTATTAATAATTTTCCCCATGTGAAAATAAGAAGATGCAATCTGACGTTTTTTCAATATAGCAGAATGTTTGTAATGTAACTCAGCTAGTATTTCATATAGTGCCATGTGGTACTGAGCATCTCTTACTTTGGCAAATCCATATTTCTTTTCCTCTTTATCATAGATAGGTAAGAAGTTTAACCACATATAGTAATCACGAGTTAGATACCAAGCAAGGGGTCCGTCTTTATAGATAACCCCTTTACGGCATTTATCTTTTTGATCATTCCAGTATAAGATAAAATCTTTAGACCTAAATGGTGCAGTGCAGTAAACACCGTCTTTATTAAAACGTGTAGCTTCTTCATTAAATAATAAAGCTGTTTCATTAAATTGATATTCACCTGGTACTTTAAATAAAGATAAAACAAATTCTATAAAGTCTTCTCTTGTATTAAAGTCAGTTGTAGTCCATTTACCATTATCATATGTTGGAACAGTTTTAAACATGACCTTCTTCTTTTACTACAGCAAAAACATCACCTATATTAATTAATAAATGTTTTTCACCATTGTGTTTTAATTCTGTTGGTACAGCGTAATCAGCATATTGGATTTGATCTCCAATTTTAATTTCTTTTACTTCTTCACCTACAGCAATTACAAAACCTTTGTATTCTTTTTCTAAAGCATTTTCAGGAATTATAATTTTTGTTCCTGGTACAAACTTTAATTGTTCTTTAGGTTTTATTAATACTTTTTTCCCTACTGGAATTATTGTTGCTTTTTTGTTTAACATTTTTATTTGGTTTTATTGTTTCTTTTTTAAATTCAGGTTCCTCCCAATAGAGGAATATCCAATTATCATTTTTATCTTTCATTACATTTGATCATAAGCTAATCCTGCACCACCTCGGACAGAACTTTGTTGTTCATCTTGCATGTCACTAAATGCGCCTTTGTAAGAGTTTCTAATTTGTTCAAATTTAGCAGCTGCGTTTACCATAGAGTTAATGTTACCGTCTCTACCGTGTTCTATGGCCGTTGTTTCCATATACCTAGCCAATCTATCAAGCATTGATTTAATTCCTTTGTAGGCTCTGTATGTAGGTGTTTCATACAACTTCTTACACATTTCAAGTGAGTATATAATTTTAGCGTCTTCTGTTGATTCTTCTAAGTTTACTTGTTCTATAATAAGATCTTCTTTTTCGTGCTCTGGAACATGAAAAAAAGGATTTAAATCCGGGTTAGGGCATGTCATATAAAACAAATATTGGTATATAGACATATATGTATTAGGATATGCTTCCATTAAATCTTTTAAAAAAGCTAATGTATAACAATGCTCTGTTGGTATTACAGCACCATTTTGTATATCAAATAATTTTACTATCATTTTTTATTATCTTTAAACCACATTATTAGACTATTTACTTCATCTTTTAAATATGGTAATTCGTACATTTTAATTTCATCAATTGCAGGATCTCCGTTAACTATTTTAGTAATAGGATATCCATTATCATCTTCACCAACTTTTTGAAATTTAACGTGCTGAACTGTAAGTTTACCTATTTTTAGTTTAGGGTTGTGCTTTTTAATAATATACGCATAAATACTGAGTTGTAAATTATAATGATTAAGATTACAATCATCTAAGTTGCTTACAGGGTTATACATTTTAGAAGTTATACCCTCCCAATTAGTAAACCCTTTTTCTTTAATTTCTTTGTTTGTTTTATAATCTGTAATGTTTATTACACCATTTACAATTTCAACTAAATCAGCTTGTCCACATATACCAAGAGATTTTAAATAAACAAAATGTTCAGGGTATACACCATCTTTTAGTTTTTGTTCTGGTGCAGTTTTTACACCATCTTCACTTACCATAGGTTTTATAATAGGTAGTTCTACACCATCACGTGCAATTGTCTTAAAATCAAGCATATCTGATTCACGTTGATTGTGATACCAGTTACCTAAACCTATTGCTCTTTGAGTTTCTGATTCCCATGCGGCTAATATTTCTTTTTCAGTCATACCATACCACTTAGATTTTTTATTCTTAGCGGATTTTTTAGCTTGTGCTTTTGCATCAAACTTAGGTTTAAACATTCCTATGAAAGATGTTACACTTGTCCAATCTATTTGATCTTGGTCATTGCTTTCATAAACATGACCTTCTTCTTTAAATATTACACCCATAATTATGCTATTGTTGTGTACCACCAATAACCTTCTTGGTTAGTAATAATACTGGTTATTTTATCTTTGTATACGTAATTAATTTGTACCATTTTTTTCGTTTAATTTTTCTTCTTGTTCTTCCGTCATTAAAGCATCCCAATATCCTTGTGGGCATTCTGATGATAAAGATCTAGTTTTAAATTTTAAACTGCATCCACAAGCACTACAACATGGTTGAGTATTTGCAGCAAAACACTCAGATCCCTCATAATCAATAAGTTTACAATTATTGCAAATATCCATTCTCATTTTTGCAATAACTTCAACGGTTTGTTTTTTAAAAATAGTATTTGTAATACCCTCTTTAATCTTACCTATGTTCTTAAATGCTTGAATAAAAGATTTTAATTTTTTCATTTTTTCTTATTTTTAAATGCTTTACGTTCCTCTTCCATTTTATTAATTTCAGACATGGCGTTTTCCATGTTTTTTAATTTTTCTTTTATTGGAATATGCTTCGCATATCCATCATAAGTGTTTTTTTCCAAGTTACCTAAGTAACTTTTATTTTTTTTAATAGCTTGAGATAACTTCTTCTTTCTTATTGTAAAGGTCCCTAAACCAAATACATTGATTGAAGGGAAACTTAAATCAGAAAGGTTACGTCTTAGCTTAGAATAATAAAAATCAATAAAATCATCCACAACATCTTGATGAACGCCTACTTTTGAAGCAATACCTTTTTTAAATTCTTTATGATGTTTTGGATTCAAGTCCTAAAATTTTATAGTCCAACAATACGTTACCATCTGTTTGCACGTTTATAGTTGGATTGATTGATATTTTCTTTTTGTTTTCACCATCCTTTACAACGAGATTCTTTTTGCTGGCTTTAGATATAGCATTACGTGCTGATTGGGGACTTTTGAAGATCCCCTTTTCAGTCACATCCTTACAAAATAATGTAAGTTCTATTTCTTTTTGCTTGGCTAATTCAGCCAAACACTTTAAGTCAGCATTACTAATTTGAATATCATTAAAAAAACAGTATGTCACTATTTGATACTTAATTGTATCATCAACGGTAACTTTTGCTTTTTGTTCTACTTTATTTACTAATGCCATTTTTATTGATTTATAAGCTTAACAACATATCTATTAAGTCAGGGTGAGGATAACAATCTGATTTATCCTTTCTAACATTTGTATGAGTAAGCAGTCCTTTTACTTTACCATAATAAGCGTCTTCTTGGAATTCAAAAGCTTCTACACCTTTTTCTTTTATCCACTTAACTAATCCTTCTTTTAGATCAATGTTATCTCTTTCTGCTACGAACTTTAACCATTTTTCTAATTCTTCTATTTGTTTTGTAGAATAATTGTGCCAATCAGTGTAACCTCTAAATGGTGCTTTTAATGTGCACACTTGTGACTCATGAGCAGTCACATTGGCATAAGTTTTACCATTCTTAAGATAACCAAAGTTATTTAGTTCAATAGCAACAGAACGTTTATTCATGTGCCCTGATCCTGTTTTACCTAAATGCCACCCTTGGCCGCCTTCTGGAAATGCTTGAACCATTACACCGTCATAATCAGTGTTATCGCCTTTTATAGATTGACCACCTAATACAAACTCAGTAGCAATACGCCCCCGGTTATCTCTACCCCAACTATCAATTGTTTTATAAGGGTTATGCCATCCAGCAGTATGATGAATAAAAATATACTCATTACTAACAGGTCCTTCTAGGTATTCACCTTTTGGTAAATAGTGTCTATGGATAGTTTGATTGTAGTTTGTAGTGTAGTATTGACCACTAGCATCAGTGTCTTCATCAATAGCTTCATCAGAACCTACTTTAGCTAAAAGCAATGTCCATGTTTCATTACCTACAATTCCATCTGCAGTAATTCCAGCATTTAACTGAAAACGTATAACAGCTTTCTTTGTGTTAGGACCAAATATCCCATCCGGAATTAATTTTAAATTTCTTTGGAGAACGATAACCTCGTTACCTTTCATCCCTTCTGTAAGCAACTTCACCTTAATTTCTTTTTAAAGTTCTTTTTGCTTCCTCAAATTCACTTTTTGGATTTTGATCTGATTCGCCTTCTTCACCTTCTTCTTCAGCAGCATATGCCTGAGCCAAGAACATTTGAGATTGTAGTCTTTCAGCTCTAGCCTTTTCTACATCTCTAAGAAGTTCTTCGTACTCTTTCTGTACTTTAAGGTGTTTGATGTTTTCTTTGTAGAAAGCAGTGATCTCTTCTCTACGTGCTTTGATTTCCTCTTTGGAAAGTTCTTTTTGTTCTTCCATTTTTTATTTGGTTTTAAATGTTAAAACACAAATATAATGAAAAAAAACTTTAAATGCTAAAAGTTTATCTTTTTTTACCTTTATGAAGTCCATGCTTTGCATGTTGCTTCCCTGCTTTAGTTGCAGCTCTTTTCTTTTTGTTTGCTGCTGCTAATTTCTTTTTACCTGCAGCTGTACTTTTTAATTTAGCAATAGTTTTTTTAGGAGCATATACTTCTCCTGTATCTTTACTTCTTTTACCAGATGGAGTTGTCCATTTCTGTTTAGTCCATCTATCTAAACTTTTTTGTGATTTTGCTTTTGCCATTACTTTTTGGTTTTGTATCCCCCACCTTTAGCTTTGTATTCTTTAGCTAACATTTGTGCTTTACGTGCAGACCATTGTCCAGCGTTACCACCTTTACTACCAGCTTTAATTTTATTGAACAAAGCTTTACGCATTGTAGGTTTAGTATAATTCC